TCGAACGCAGATGGTCATTCTGAAAATTCCGCCCCACCAGGGTCGTCGTCGGCGTCACGGCCGGAACGAGCCCGTGACGCATCGCGAGCGTCGTTGCAATGTCGCTCGAAGTCTGGTTTACAAAACACTCCTGCGTGCGCGCCTCTATGAAGCTGGCAGTCAGGTCGCGTCCGTCAACCACCACTTCGTCCCGTGCTGGGTCTACCGCAATGCGATCGACCGGACCCAGGATCATGCTGGACCAGGCACCATCCAATCCAAGCCGGATTTCAAGCTGTATCCGATCAGCCGCCCACACATCGTATCCCGACGCGGCCAACGAAGCACGAACACGATAGCGATTCGCCGACTGGTAAGAATTGCTGTCAAGCTGCACATCGACAATGCCAGCCACCGGGCACCCATCCGCCAAAACCAGGATACTTGGCGACCGAACGCTACTGCTGCCCAACGCCGCCCCCTGCCGAGGCGTCTACATTCGGCAACATCAGAGTTTGCAGCCCATCCAGCCAAGGGTCGCTGATACCATTCAGCTGCGCTATCCTGATCCACTGCGTGGCATCCTGCAGGTAGTGCGCGGCGATCTGAAACAGATTGCCGCCGCTGACCACAATAACCCGCATCAGGTTCCCGCACCATCCAGATTGTTGATCGACCGTTCAACATAACCACGAGCTGCACAAAGCTGTGCCAGGCTCCCCGAGGCGCTTACCAACGTTGCAAGACTCGTAGAAACCAAACTCGCCTGCGCCACCTGTATATTTGCATCAATGCTCTGCGCCGTGCTTGCCAGTACGACTGAGGAAGACGTGTAATTCGCATCCCCTTGCGTGAGAGCACCCGCGATCGATGTCGCTGCCAGCGCGCCGGATACATCCGTGTAAGCCGATGCAGATGTCAGATCACCGAGGATTGCGCCCGCAATATCAGGCACGTAGGTTGAAATACCCTGCGCCTTGTCGGCGACGACTGTACAGGCAATATGATACGGTATCCACCAGGGATTGCAAAACGTCATATCCAGCTTTTCAATCAACACGGCATAGCAAAATTCGTTCCAGGTGAGGTTCAGCGGCTGACCCGCAACCCGCATGGCATCAAGCAGACGCGCCCGGTCGCCCGCGTCATTCCCCGAGAAAATCCCGGACCAGGTCACGTCAGAATCGTCGCGCCCCATTACGTCGATCACGCGCGTGCCGCCAATCAACTTGTGTACGGCAAGCTTCTGTGCGCCGCCGAACGACACCTCGCCGGGCACTTCAAAATCAACAAATTGAAAACTGCCAAGAATGAGAAGCGCCATCATCCCCCCACAGTCACGCCAGGCAGCAAACGTCCCCGCTTCGCATCAAAGCCGGTCGGGCCGGAGTCTGCCCGTTCTACCTCCCGCTTCAGGAACCGCGACATCCAACGTCCTACCAGAACGCCATCAAGATACACGTCGCCGTGGAGCGGCTCTTGCGCGTTTCCGCGGGCCTGCGGCGCCACCGATTGTGGCGCAGGGTCAGGCTGCGGCAATGGCGTCCCAACCACGGTGTGCTGTCGCGTCGAAGAGGAATACCAGAAGGTTCGCGCTCCAGGTTCATCCGTTTCCTGATCGCGCAGGAGTATCGGATCCGGCTCAGGGCGTTCCTCACGATATATGTCAGGGGCGGCGGGCTTAACCAAACCAGGCCCGTCCAACCTCGCGCTGTCTGCCGGACGCGGGGCCGCCTCGACTTCGGCCGAAAATCCGCGCGGCGTGGTCTCTACCCGATCGGGCGCTGCGGGTGCCCGATCATCTGTGCCGGTCTCCTGCAAAGTGCCGAGTTCCAGTGTGGCAGAGCTGCTCTGCGCCAGCGCAAGCGTCTGAAACACATGGCTCGGTGGTGCTACCGCTTGTGGCTGGGCAGGGGGCGCCGCCTTCTCTCGCTCGGGCGCGGCCACCGGCTGAAGATCCGGAGAAGCCGGCGCCGGTTGCTCCACTGCGCTCACAGCGGGAAGAACCTGCTCCCCCGGCTGCGCCATGGGCGCCCCGGTCTGCAGCTGCGGCACGACCTCTCCGAGCTCATACCTGGGAGCCGAAAACTCTATGTTCTGCGGCGCAGCGCTCTCTCGCGAGAAGGTCAGCGGCAGAACGTCAGCCCGTTCAACGTCCGGTTCATCATGCGGCACGGGCCGCACACTTAACGGCGCGGACGCCACCGTGCCACCAGGAGCCTCCATGGGTTCTCGTTCAATAACCCGAGCGATCTCTATCCGCTCTGGCTCGCGACGAGCCGGTGCCTCAGCGCGATCAGCTTGCAAAGACCGATGGAAGTCATCGCGCGGCGTCGCAATGTCCGCTGTATCCGATCGTGCGACGCGAGGCTCCGCTTTCCTCGGCCCGGTTTCCTGCCGGGGCTGAACGCTCACCAAGGATACTGCGCGTGCCCCCGCATCGCGCAACGCGCGTACCGAAAGTCCATTCGCGTCAACAGCCTTCTGCAGCGCCTCCACGTTGCGCCGCGCCTGAGCGATACTGTCCGAAACACCATCCCGCAGCGCGAGGGAAACGCCGATCTCGAAGGCCTCGATCAAGACCAGGCGTCCTGCATCTTGGCGGAGATTGCATAAAGCAATGCCGGCGTCGCCTCCCGCGCAATGCTCTCCAGCGTCCCCATCGGCGGTGTCGACGCCGTGCCGACTTCCGCATCGCGCACCACACCGGATCGGCTCGCGATCACGACCCTTTCCCCCTCGACCAAAACGGACAGTTCGCTTGGCAAGCCGTGGGCGGAAAGTCCTAGCCGCATCGCCTCGGCCAGTTGCTCACCCGCGGCAAGCAGCGCGTCGCTCAAGCTCTCTTCCAACGCCGTGTGCTCCAATCGAAATCCATCCCATCAAACCGGCCCATCGCCACCACCCAGGCCAGCCGCTCGTCCGCAGGCAGAGAGAAGGCCACATCAAAGGGCACCCCGTTCTTGACCAGGTAAAGGCAGTCAACCAGATCGGGGTGCCCACTCAGTTTCCCTGCGCCGCACTCCCCATCAGCGGCTGCGCATCTGCAGCAAAGGCCGCCGCGACAGCAGCAATGCCGGAATCACCTAGGCGACCCACCAGCGCTTCCAACTGTCCTTCCGTCACGGGAGACGGTACAGGTATCGTATCGATGGCTATCACGGCAGCAGCCAGGGTCGCCATGCCCAGATACAGGCTGTTCTGAGAAAGCGAAGGCCCGATTGCCTTGAACAAACGTAGCCGATCGAGCGCAGTCAGCCGTCTCAGCACCAATTCACGCCCATCGGCGTCGCGCACAACCAGCGGTGCCATCGCGGCACTGACAATCTGCGCACTGGGCGAGGTCATCAGATGCGTTGCCTCTGCGTCGCAAAGAACTCCAGTTTCTGCTTCACGGCCGCATCGCCCTTCCAGCTCCCGGCATTCACCAGTTTGAAGACCACGCCGCTAAACTGATAGGTGGATACCGATCCGTCCACCTCCGTCACGTATTGATAAACAGTGCCGGCCGGCAAAGAGCCTTGCGTGAAAAACGTCTGCTCTGCCAAGGCAATGAAGTCATCCACGGCGCTGGTGCCACGTTCCACCTCGAAACTGCCCTCCCACCCCTTCGGCAGTTCGGCCCCCATCGGCGCCCCGTCAAGCCGGTCCAGCCGAACCGATTGCGTCATCTGGCGGCATTCGAAACCACTCACATAGGTCAGGTCCACGCGCCCTTGCGGTCCCATCACCACAAGCTGGCAGTCGCGCCCGATCGAAAAGGAATTGATCGGCATCGTTTGCTGTCTCCTAAACCTGCTATCGCCGCTTCAAGCGAGAAAACTCAAAATGCTCCCCAGCATCGCTCCGCCTCAGGCCTGTTGTGCAGAAGGCACTCCCCCGGGAAGCGTCTGCCTTTGCACGATAACGGTCTGGCCGCCTTCAACATTCACTATGAACATCTCGTTGATGCTCTGGAATTGAACCTGAGCGTTGCTTTGAACAAAGCCCAAATTCGTCATGCTCTGAGGATTATTGCTGGCATCGCAGATCACCGAGAATGGCAGGGAGCCGTCCATGCTCCCCAGCACGCCCTGAGCATACAGATTTTGCAGAAAGCTGAGCTGCGTGGACCTGATCTGCTGAAACAGCGCAGAGTTGATAACCTGACCAACAAACTGCCCCATGCCCGCCGCCAGCGTCGCCGCAATATAGTTCGTCAGGCGCGTGTAATTGTCGCCATGGATCGCAGGGTTCGAGGATGTGTTATGCCCACACCGAACACCCCAATACGCTCCCCCGGGCTGCGGATTGCTGATCACGTCGATACCGGCCTGGAACAGCACCTGCAGTTCCGCGTCGCTATAGGTAGAAACCTGCCCGCTATTGGGCGCCCCCGACCACTGCGTTCCCACCACACTGTAAAGCGGCTTGTTCAGGCTCGATTGCTCGGGTGACAAATTCCCCATCCGCCCCGCCACAAACCCCTGCGGCGAAACAAGCCGCGTCAAAGCATTCGCCTGATCATTCCAGTATACCCAATCCCCAAACATCAGCTTGGCGGAATAGGAATCCAGCCCGGCAGAATGCATCAGCGTCACTGCGCCGGTAATCGTTTGTCCCTGCGGGCCGGTCAGGATCATATAAACCCCTTCCGAAAGCCCGAACTCCGCCTGGGTTGTCCACTGCGTTGAGTCGTCCGAGTCGGCCAGCACACCGATACCGCACCCCTGAGACCTCAATGCATACATGCCCGTGCGCGGAAGACTGTCCAGGCCAACAAGGCTCGCGGCCGTCACGCCCGAAGCGCCATCCGCTCCGCCCGACAGGGACTGCGGTCCAAACGCCGTCGGCGCCCCCTGCGTCGCCCCCCCCAGCGTCGCCACAACAGTCTGCGAAGGTCCTCTCAGGGCACCCGTCCCTTGATTGACCGCACTGACAAGATTTTGCCAGAAAGCCGCATTCGACGGTGCCGCGATATTCGTGTACACTTCCGGCACCAAGCCCGGCAGTCCAACAACAAACTGCCACGTGCTGTTCACTGCAGACTTGGATAATGTCAGCGTAACATTATCTCCAAGAGAGCCGGTGTGGAGAGCGGTGAACATGGCCGCGAAGGTATCGTTGGCAGCTCCAACAGCGTAGCTCGCAGCCACATCGGTTCCGTCGGTCACCCGTACGCAGCGGAAATCCGCAGCACCCTGCTGCACCGCCGTGGCCACCGATGTCCCCATATCATACCTGCGCACCACGATCGGTCCAAAGTTTTGCGCG